TTGCCGGGACGTGTCCGACGACACCCGACCTGTTTAATTGTACTTGTGACATTGTTTGTCCTTTCGTTGGTTACCTTACCAGCCGAATGGGCCTCGCAAGGTTCTGTAATTATCATCAGGCCCAGTGACCTCGATGAAACCCTGATCACTTAAATATTGCGGGTGGGGTGTCCCAATATTTGTGCGGCATTCCCAGCGGTAACAACCGAGCGCGACATATTGCTCGATCAGGGCGTCATCCAAAAAGTCATCCGAATAAACATAGGCGGTTGACCCTTCGGCGTCGGTGTTATGTAGCGACACCATTGCGATAAATGTCCCGTCGTCCTGTAAGATGCCGCTGATCAAAGCCAGCGGTCGTCCGTTAGCGTCACAGCTCAGGAAGTAATCCGAGCAATGACCCGCGAGCGCCCCTTGGATGTAACTTTCGACGCTCGTGGCCCCGTCTTTATTTTCAATCGCTGTATGTCCGAAGGCGTCAAGCTCCGGTGTTCTTACCAGTTGCAGTTGCTCGATTAATTTGAGCTTGCACGCTGGAATCATGGCTGCCACAGCGTCGGCAGGAATCTCATTAGGTTTGGTTAAAATCACGCCTTCCATCTTGATACCTCTGGGCTATAAATAGCCGTTCTCGTAGTTTGGTTATGCTCGGCTTTAGTGCCAGGATTTTTATTTCTGGGTCGTCAGAATATTCTGCGAGCTTGTCGAGCCTGTAGGCATAGCCCTCAATCGTGGTGGCGCTGCCTTTTTGTAGAATGTCCAAATAGTTGAAAGCCGACGCCATATAGCCGAGCATCCCGTACTTCAGGGCCTCATAGGGACTGAGACAATTACTGACGAGGATGTCGGTTTTGTGGTTCATATAGCGGGGCATCTTCATCAGTTTCTTGTCGCGCAATGCACCGGCGTCTCTGTCCGGGATCGTGGTCCACAACTTTGGATTAATAATGAAAATGCCGAGATCAACCTGACCTTGATTGCAAGGACTCTCGGTGTAGCTATAAAATCGAGACAGTGTCGGGTGGTCCGAATAGACCTGAGATCGTGCCGCACAAATATGAAACTCTGAGAGCTTTTGCAGCGGCGGGATGTCGCCCGGTCCGATCTCAAGAATGACACCACCCATCACAACCAGTGTGAGCTCGTTGTCACACTCCTCCAGCGCAGTGCGGATGATCCCACCATTCAGGCCGACGATCGTGTAGCCCTTGCCCGGCATATTTTTTTTGATTGAGGCCTCAGTGATTGCCGTGAATGGCGTGTCAATGATTAGGAGATTTAGGTTTAACATGTTCCAGATCTCCATATTCTGCAAAGAATTGATCGACGTATTCCTGCGGGTTTGCCGCATGTGCCGGGATCAGTCCACTCGATTTTGTAGATAAAATGCGCAGCAGTGCATCACTTTGCGTGTCCGCACTGTTACAGATAGCGGCATAGATCGCGCTGTAGGTGAGCTGCTTATTGCCGCACCCAATGCCGTGAAGGGTCTTACCTTTTGCAATCCCAATCAGTCCCATCTCAGAATTTTCAGCGCAGCCAATTTGGCTGGCGGTTTCCAAAAGATCATAGCCCGATAGATTTTTGTCGAGAACATTGTCTCGGCCATACCGCTTGTGAAGCAGAGCGACCAGATCTCGTGAGCTCAGCGGGTGGCATTTTATTTTGGCCCCCTTCATCACGCAGGCCTCAATCTTTTCCCAGTCGACAGCCTTGTTGAGAATGTTTGCTCCAGCCAAAAACAAAACAAAATCGTGTTTTGCTCGAGCCTTTCTCAGCTTGTATTTGTCTGTCGAGGTGTTTTTTAAATCGGTAAGAATAGCCCGCCCCTCGTCGGTGATCGGACTTGTGGCGGCCTTTTCCATTATTGCGTGCGTGCGGGACACATCGCCCACCCGTAGATAAACGAATTTCCCCATCGCGTCGGTGTACATATACCCATGGACACGGTCCGGGTCTGCCATGTCATACCAGAGGTCATATTCAACCCGCGTGCTGTTGGGGCCCTTTTTTGGTAGCAGGGCCCGAACAGCGACGAGCGTGTCGTCTGGGTTTCGTAGCAGTGATCCAGTTTTAAAAAAGTGCGTCGTTTTATTCCCGAGAGACTCGTTTGTCGACATCGGTTGTAGTGCCATTTTTTAACTCCTCAATCTGGTTCTCTAGTTCCTCAATACGCTGATCAGTATCGTGAAAGTGATCCATTATTATCTCGAGAGTGTTCTCGAGTTTTGTGGTCAGTAGTGCTAGGTCTCCGTCCATTGTGATCCGTCCCAGTAGCGTGCATTGTCAGCGCCAGCCGATCCGACCTCAGTGTCCACAGCTGTCCCGGTGACCCTCTCATAAACGACGGAGCTCGTTGTGCGAGCTGTGTCTTGTGAGGTTGTGCGGTTGGTTGTGTTGCTGGTGTTGAATATTGTGGCTGTGGCGTTGGTGGTCCCAAATATTGTGGAAGTGTCCAGCGAAGTGTCAAACACAGTGTCTGTGAGTGTGCTGGTCCCAAATATTGTGGAAGTGTCGAGGCTTGTCGCAAATACCGAGTTTGTCGAACGACTGGTCCCGAACGTGGTGCTCGTGGTTTGGTTCGTTGCAAACGTGGTGACTGTTGCTCTAGCGGTTCCAAACACAGTGGCGGTGCTGACGGTTGTAGCGTATGTCGTGGCCGTGCTGTGCGACGTTCCAAAAACGCTGGTCGTGCTGCGACTTGTTGCCCACACTGAATTGGTGGCCCGGCTGGTTCCATAGGTCGTGGTCGTGGCGAACGCTGTTGTCGTTGCTCGTGACGTACCTGTGGCCCGGCTGGTCACCTTGTTGGTGTTGTAGGCAGTCACCGTTGCTCGTGACGTATTAAATCCCGTCGTCGTGTTGAAACTCGTCGTCGTTGCCCGGGCTGTAGCGATGGACGTGTTGAACGTCGTTGTCGTGTTGAAAGCCGTCGTCGTAGCCTTGGCCGTGTTGTATACGGTTGAGGTGTTGAACGATGTTGTCGTGGCTCTGGCTGTGTTGAAGCCCGTGGTGGTGTTGAACGACGTTGTCGTGGCTCTGGCCGTGTTGAAGCCCGTGGTGGTGTTGAACGACGTTGTTGTAGCTTTCGACGTGCCACGCGACGTGTTGTAGCTGGTCGTGGTGTTGAACGACGTTGTTGTAGCCTTCGACGTGCCACGCGACGTGTTGTAGCTGGTCGTGGTGTTGAACGACGTGGTGAACGCTGTCGTCGTTGCCTTCGAGGTTCCGCGCTGTGTCGTCCATGTTGTTGTATAGCCACCACCTGTGGTGCCCGCAGTTGTCGTGGTTCGAGAGGTGTTATAAGTGCCAGAAACTCGGCGTCTTATTTGATACCTGTGCGAAAGAATACCCTTAAAATTGAAGGTCCCAATAAATGCGCCACGCTGGTAATAATAACCACCTACCGTGTGTGATGTTGCAGACGTCGATAATCCGGTGGCGGCGGCTACGTTGTAGGGCCAATTAATAAAGGCAGACCCGGCGCTCGAAACTGACCACGCATTGTTGTCTGGGACAATTGCAACAGTGGTCGCAAACCATCCGGTATACGCATGAGTCGTGCCGAAAGTTGTGGTCGTACTCTTTTGAGTTGCTGCCGACCAGTATGTGGCGCGAGAGGTCGTAACCCCGGTGTTATAGGACGTCGTGGTGCTGCGAGACGTTCCTCTTGAGGTTCCCGTCGCCCTACTCGTTCCATAGGTAGTCGTGTAGGACGTTGTTGTTGCACGGGATGTCCCTGTCGCCTTACTCGTTCCATAGGTAGTCGTATAGGACGTGGTCGTCGCTCGTGATGTTCCGGTTGCCCGGCTTGTTCCAAAGGTTGTCGTGGTGCTGCGGCTTGTTCCCGTAGCCCTCGAGGTGCCATAGGTCGTCGTCGTCGCCCGTGAGGTTCCTGTGGCGTGCGCTGTGGCGAATGTTGTAGTCGTTGAACGTGCTGTGCCCGTGGCGCGGGTTGTAGCAAAAACGCTATTGTAGGCCGTCGTTGTGCTTCGGCTTGTTCCTGTAGCCCGGCTCGTTCCAAACGTCGTGGTCGTGCTGTGCGCCGTTCCAGTTGCAGTGTTGAAGCTGGTCGTGGTGTTGAACGCAGTCGTCGTGGCCTTGGATGTGCCCGTGGCGTGCGCTGTATTAAACGCGGTCACAGTCGACTGCGACGTGTTAAATGTTGTCGTCGTAGCGAGCTGTGTGTTGTAACCCGTGACAGTTGTGTGAGCGGTGTTGAATGTTGAAACAGTAGATCGAGAGGTGTTGAAACCTGTCGTCGTGGATCTGGCTGTGTTCCATGTGCTCACAGTATCCCGTGCCGTGTTAAAAGCTGTCACCGTGTCGATCGAGGTGTTGAACGCCGATACAGTTGTCCGGGCGGTGTTAAACGCTGAGGTCGTTTCGCGCTGCGTTGCAAACGTCGAAACAGTCGACCTCGAGGTGTTGAAGGCTGTTGTGGTAGATCGCGACGTAGCATACGTCGTGCCGAATGCTGTATTGAATGCAGTCGTGAAGGCCGTCGTCGTCGCCCGGCTTGTGTCATAGATAGCGGACCACGCAGTGTTCAGCGACGAGCCATTCCAGACGATGATATTATTCACCGCCCGCAATGTGCCCGCTGCTGCCTTGACCACAATTTGATTGGCCTCAGCAAGGCCTGAACTTGTGCGAACTCGAATAGTCATACGACATACCAGATATGTCCTACCGGGTAGCCGGAGCCACTTGTCGGAATAGATGTAACCACTGAGTGCAGAACTGCGGCTGCAGCTCCGGTGGCACCTTGGGGCCCTGTGTTTCCTTGTGGGCCTTGGCTGCCCGTGGGCCCGGCTGCTCCGGTGGCACCCTGTGCGCCCGTGTTACCTTGGGGACCTTGGCTGCCAGTTGCTCCAGTGTTGCCTTGTGGACCTTGGCTGCCATCATCACCAGCAGCGCCTGCGGCACCTGTAGCACCTTGTGGGCCAGTGGCTCCAGTGTTGCCTTGGGGACCTTGGCTGCCAGTTGCTCCAGTGTTGCCTTGTGGACCTTGGCTGCCATCATCACCAGCAGCGCCTGCTGCACCTGTAGCACCTTGTGGGCCAGTGGCTCCAGTGTTGCCCTGTGGACCTTGGCTGCCATCATCACCAGCAGCACCTGCGGCACCTGTAGCACCTTGCGGACCAGCGGCTCCAGTGTTGCCCTGTGGACCTTGACTGCCATCATCACCTGCGGCACCTGTGGCACCTGTGGCACCTGTAGCACCTTGTGGGCCTTGGCTGCCAGTAGAACCAGCAGGGCCTTGCGGGCCTGCAACAGTTGAGGACGAGCCCGCAGGTCCTTGCGGTCCTTGTGGGCCCGTGGCTCCCTCTGTTAAATATCCAGAATCATTCGATAGCTGCGATACTGCACTCGGAATCGTAGGCGTGCCCACTAGGTCTGAATAGTTACCACTGAAAGCAGCATCGTCGAGGTCGTTGCGTAAATCCGCATAGTCGCGTGCTTTACTCATAATTATTCCCTATTATTCGAGGCACTATTTGCACCTGCTAAATTAAATTTTCCACGCAACCAGTTCAAACACATCACCAGTCACTGCGGCTTCGCCCAGCGTGATGGTCGATGTCCCGGCACCATACGCGCTGCTAAAATCTGACGACGCGAGCCGGATGCCGTTCATGAACACCTCCACATCGGTGGGGGCTGCTGTGAGGTTGGCGATGGCCATCTGAGTTTGTCCAGCCGTGGCTGTGTGCTCGGCTGTCATTCTGAAATTAGCCTCGAGAGTGGTGATTCGCCCACCCTGCGTGCTTTGTGTCCCAGAGATTGTGTTGACTTGTGTTTGATTGGCTTTTAGCCCGATCGCCGTTGCAGTGCTTGCTGCGAAGTCTGCGTCGTCACCGAGGGCTGCGGCCAGCTCGTTGAGGGTATCCAGTGCCGCTGGGGCGCTGTCAACCAGATCGGAGACAGCCGTGGCCACCTGCGTGGTGGTTGCGTAGCTGCTGTCGTTAGTCAGCTGCGACACATTGGTCGGCAGTGCGGCGCTAGTTATATAGCCACTGTCGTTTGAAAATGTGGAAACCGTTGTCGGATTACCTGCTAGATCTGCGTATTGCCCGGAGGTTGCGACATTATCTAGGTCTGCCAATAGATCGGCAATTTGTCTTGCTTTTGACATAATTTGTGGGCCTTGTTTGTTAGATTAAAGCTGAGACATCGATGGTCACATTTGTGCCATCTGTCATATATAAAACCAGAGAGCTATCAACTATTTCGCCTGAGCTGAGAGCTGCCGAACTGCCGCCCTGATGCGAGGTTGAAATTGACAGCACATCACCTGCGGTGGCGCTTGCGGTGAGTGTAATTTTGAGGGTGTTGGCGTTGCCTAAATATTGGGCGCTATAGTCTGCGCCTGCCAACTTCACACCGTTTAAATAGACGTGAATATTAAAAGGCGTGCCGCTGACCCCGGTCAGGTTAAAAACGGTCTGACCCTGTGTTGAGACAGTCTCACCATTCGCAATTTGAGGCGTGTTGATGATGCTGGTGTATTGGACGTCGAGATCGCTGATCTCCCCGGCGAACGTGTTGCCGCTGAGTGGGGGGGCAATAAAAATAATGTCGCTGCCTGCGATCGTGTAGTCCGTGCCTTCATAGTTGAGCACCCCGCCGACTGAAATATCGAGTGTGCGTTGGACTGGGAAGGCGTAGGGAGACCCACCGACGGCGAGGGCGAATGTTGTCTGCACCCCATTGAACGACGACGCAATGTTGTCGAAAGTGGCCATGTGGGCCTCCATAATTTTGTGATTTTGTGATTCGGTAATTAGCTGCCCGGCTGCGGGTCTTATGCTTAATAAGAGGCCGACCCCGAAGGGTCGACCAATTTTGAGCGTCGTAAATTAAGCTGCGATTGCAACCACTTTCAGAGCTTCGGTGTTCAACAACATTGAGCCAACACGCTTGCGAGTGTAGAAGCTGATCGCACCGTGAGCACTGTATGGGTCGCGAAGCATAGAAACGCCAACACGGTCCACAACCTGATAGCCAGCAGCGAAGTCGCCAAACACGATGGGCATGTTGCCAGCACCGATCTCGGCCATATCTTCATTGATCACAATTTCATAACCAAAGATGCGGCCAGCGGCTGCAACAGTGATGTCGCGCTGCAGGAAGTATTCGCCGTCGGTGGTCTTTAGATCGACCAGCACGTTGTGAGTGGCGCGGCTCATCATCCACTTGGCGTTTCCAAGATAGCCAGTTTTAGTGTTTAAAACTACTGAGCGCAGCAAGTTAATCACAGCGTCAGAAGTAGCACCCAAATTAGTGGCAACACCGGATTTGATAACCTGATACTTACCAAAGTCACGAGTCGTGTCAGCGGCTGTGTATGCAGAAGTCGTGTCCAGACCGTTTAGGATTCCGACAGGCTTGTTTGTGCCGTTGCCAGTTAAGAACGCACTGTTCTCTTGCTCAGAGAATTCACGAGCAACCTCACCAGCCAACCATGCCTCGACGTTGAAGAATGAATCTTCGAGAACGTGCTGGTATGCTTTGGGAGATGCGTAAACCTCACCAAATACTGCAGAGATCTTGGCGAGCTCAGGGCTGCCAGTGTTCGGACGTGCTGCAGTCTCACCGACCCAACCAGAAGCAGAACCACCGATGGAAACCAGTTGGCTGTAGTCAGTTGTTGAGGTGGAGATACCGCCAACTAGCTGACGAATCGGGCTTGACTCGTGCTGCAGCTGGATGATGTTGCTGGCCACTTCAGTTGGCAGAGCGAATCCACCTTGTGCGTCCACTGAGATTTGTACGTCAGCCGCTTTTGCGCGAAGTCCTTCGACGCCTTTGCGAGCGAATGTCGCGAGCATGTCTTTGTTGTCCATTGTGTTGGATTCCTTAATTGATGAGGTTTTGAGTGCTGGGCGGTCGGCTTTTGCTTCGAGCGCCTCCACTTTGTCATTCAGAGATTTGATCTGAGCTTCGGAGTCGGCTTTGACTTGGTCGAGTGCTTCAGTTGATACCTTTGAGTCGATCAGGGCGTCAGTTGCCACTGTCTTTGCTTCCAATGCGTCTGCAACTTGCTTCAGACTTACATCCTCAGCGATCACGGTTTCGATTTGGTCGGTCATTTTATTTCCCATTTATGATTTGTAACATCCGCTTCAGCTCGAATTGAGCGTCTTCGTCTGTAGATTTTGAGTCGATTTCTGGAGCATCACGCGCCTCGTCCATCGCGGAGAAACCTTTGGCCAGAATGGCCTTGGCGTCCTTTCGAGAAACACCTGCATCGCGCAGGGCCTTCTCTAGCGATCGAATGTCGTGGTCCGATTTTACGGCGGTCACGACAGACTCTTGGTTTGCCGGTATTGCTACCAGAGATATTTCATGAAGGTCTATTTCATGAAGTAAATTTGCGCCGGATTTCCGGTCGTACTCTTCACGCACAACCCGGTATCCGATTGACATCGCATCGAGTGCTCCGTCTTTTAATAGTGCATAGGCCTCATCAGCATCGCGCACGCCTTTGGTCAAACGACCCTCGACATAGAGACCCTTGTCGTCCTCGCGCATCGACGTCCAGACCCCGATGGGTCGAGTGGTGTCGTGGTGAGCGAGCATTTTGACTTTGGTCCCGGCTGCCTGATGGTTGGCGATGGACTTAATGAATGCGCCGCGCTGGGTGATGTCCCCGGCACGGTCCTGATGATCGAACGTGTTCGCATATCCTGAGAACTTTCGCTCGTCTGATTCATCGAGAGCAAATGATTTGTGATCAAATGCTATTACCATTTTTTTAACTGTCATCAACTTGTTCCTGTGGTTGATCGTCGGGCTCTTCTCCGAACTGTAAATTATTGGACTGGGTGACAAACTCGTCGCCGCCGTCTCTCGGGTTGTAGCCGAGCTCGGTGCGTGCTTCGTTTGGTGACATCACGCCCGCTGTGATCAGGGTGTTGTAGGTAGCCACCCGAGTGGTCATGTCAGTGCGCAGCAGGTTGGAGACGTCAAATTTGAAGCATTGCGTGGCTACATTTAAAAGCGCCTTATTGAGCCGGGCCTCGATCAGCATCAGATAGGGGAGCATCGTTGCTTTATAAAATGCGAGATCTTGATGCTCGATATTTGAGAAGGTGGCACGGTCCAGATCACCAATCATGTGAGGCGGCACCCGGAACATTGCGCAAATCTCAGATCGAGTGTATTTCCGAGAGTCCAGCAGCTGCACTTGGTCCGGCGTCATCGATACAGGTGAGAACTTGAGGCCCTGCTCCAAGATGGCGACTTTGTGCGAATTACCGACACCGCCGTGGCTGGCGTTCCAACTCGCTTTGATGTTTTCAAATGAGTCATCGTCGAGAATGCCGTCAGTGTGGAGAACACCTCGAGGCGTTGCGTCGTTTGTGAATACATTGGCCGCATAGTCCCGGGCATCGATCCCAGCGCCGATTGTGTTGGCGTTGTATTGGATAGGCGAGACACCTGTCACACCATCGAGGGACATGCCCCGGATGTGCAGGATCTGGTCAGGGCTCATCACGTCTTGATCGCCATTGTCGAAGGTGACGACATAAACGACGTTATATTTCGAGTCCTGCTGGACCGATACGTTCTCAGTTTTTAATGGTAGGATCTCGACGACTTTCCCCGAGCTCGTGCGGTTTATGTAGCCATAGAAGTTGCCCGACAGGCAGAGATTCACCATGACATAGCTGAAAAATTCAGAGCCAGTCTGGTAGTCGTTGGGGCTGCTCATCATTAGGGTATAAAGTGGCGCGGATATGTGCGCCTCCCGCCCTGCTGGTGTGTCCCGGTAGAGATGACACGGCAGCGTCGCCATCGTGTCAGAGAGGACCTTTACGCAGCTGTAAACGGTATTCATGCGCATGGCCTGCTCATTGGTCACCGATCTTGTGGCTCCTGAAACACTGCCAAAAAAGTCCGACAGGGCCGAACTGTTAAACGGTAGTGATATTGGCGCGGCTTTCTCTTTGCGCCAGTTGAATAAAGCCATCACGGCCTCCTGTATTGGTTATAAGGTGCGAATACCTCGAGATCGATAAACATCGAGCTGCAGGCCTCCGTTGACCTTGAGCCTGCCCAGAGCCATCACCAGAGCGATGACGCCGTCGATCTTGTTCTTGTCGCTGTCCTTTTTTATTTTGATATTGTCGTTCGGGTCGATAAACAGAACGCAATTGCTGATCATCCAAGATAAAACAGGATCACCACCGTGAATAATATTGCGGCCCTTGACGGCCTTCTCGAGCTCTTTTGAGGGATCTGACATTGACATGATTCCCTGCGCGAACTTAACCATCGGGGCCCCTTTTTCAATCAGGGAGGCTGATAGTTGTGTTGCGCCATAGGCGTCATATGCAATCTCGCGCACGTTATAAGTTCCCATAGCTTTCAACACATCCTCTTCGATATAACTGAGATCTGTGATGTTGCCCTCGGTCGTTGTAATGTGCCCGGCGTCTGTCCACTCACGATATTTGTTACCGATGAACCCGGTGGCGTTTGCCACGGTGTCCTCCGGGAGATAGTGTTGGAGATATGGATATAGCTTGCCGTCCTCGACGAAAATAATGGCCATCGAGGCAAAGTCAGAAACCGACGCAAGGTCCAGACCTATGTAGCAGGGTTTACCCTTAAAGTGACTGATCGGTGGCCGCTCGCCTTTGGACTGCTCCCAGTCATGCGAGGTGATCCATGCAGCTGAGCTCGACATCCACTGATTCAGTCGTTTTGTCCGAAAATTGGTTTCAGCGGTTGGCGACTCTTTAGCCTGCAGAGCCATTCTCTCAAGATCATCCGGAAACACGCTGATCCCATAGGATGGATTTGCTTTTTTCCAGACTTCGGGGTCGGTCCAGTCATCGTCGGCATCGATGGTCCAGATCGACGCGAAAAATGTGTCGTCATGAACATCGAGAGACGGGTCGAGGACTTTCACGCAGTATTCGCGCAGCTCGTAGCAAATTCCCTCGCGATTGGTCCCTGCAGTCGTGATTGCAAAGATTATCGGCTGGGCTCTTGCACCACTGGCCACGTTCAACACGTCCCAGATCTCGGAGCTCTTGTGGACGTGTAATTCGTCGACCACTGAGAAACTAGGGTTCCGGCCTTCCAGAGATCCAGCATCTGACGACAGGGGTTCGAACTTTGACCCGGAGGCATCGTGGAGAATTGCGGATCTGTGGACCTTGAGGTGCTGCAGTAGATCTGGCGATTTTTTGACCATCGCCTGCGCGTCGCCGTGGACGATACGACTCTGATCCCGGGTCGTCGCTGCTGAGTAGATTTCGGCAGCAGACTCTCGATCGGCTATTAGACCGTAGAGCGCGAGACCTGAGCAGAATGTTGATTTCCCAGACTTTCGCGGAACCTCGATATAAGCGGTCCGAAATCTTCGGTAGCCGTCGGACGTCCTCATCCAGCCATAGAGCTGCGTGATAATAAAGATCTGCCAGTCGGCAATCGCGAGAGGCTTTCCAGCCAGTGGACCCTTGAGGTGCTTCAGGAATCCGAAAAATTTGATCACCCGGTTGGCGGCTTCGCCGTCATAGTAAAATTGGGAGTCTTTGTTTTTGTGTTTGCGTCGATCCTCAACGGCGCGGGTGCAGGCATGGACGAGCGGCTGCGCTGCTGGTTGTTCACCAGATACAACACGTTCCGCATAGGCCCAGCCCGACGAATCATGTTGCAGCATGGTTGTCTCCTTGTGCTTGGGGCGATCTTTAGATAATTAAATTTATAACGATGTAGCCGAGAAAAATGACGACGGGGACAGTGACCAGCGCGGTACAGAGTGCTGTGAAGAAATATAGAATCCGGCGCTTACTCGCTGCAGACTTTTGGGCACGGAGACGCTCAACCTCTTGGCGTGCCCTTTTGGCTTTCGCTTGATATTGAAGCCAGTCGTCATAGAGTCCGGGTCGGCCCGCATAAATAAAGACCTGTTTTAAATGCGCTTCCTGCTCCCGTAGCTTTTCCAAAGCCATGAAGGCTTCGAGCTCGCTTTTGCCACCGTTTTTGTTGGCTTTTTTGGTAATGCTGGACTTGTTGTCAAAATATGTCTGCGCGTCTTTGGCGACATCGTGCAGCTCTTTGCCATTTGAAATTGCTTTCGAGATAATTGCAAAAGCCGCATTTGCGGCCTGAATTTCTAGCAGCATAATCCTCTCACTTTATTTCCCGGCTGGTTTATCTGGCTTGCGCTCAGGCTCTGGCTTTTTAGGTGCAGCAGGTGCTGGGGAGACATAGCGCCGGGCGGTTTCGCACCACTGATAAACTATTGGCTTTTTCATGTTTGATCCTTTATTTTTAAAACGAAAAAACCGCACCATGTGCGGCTCTTGGGGAAGGCGTAAGGCCCCGGAGGGCCGTTTGGTAATTAGTTGCTGTAAAAGTCTGCTTTTATCTTCTCTTTCATCGCTTCGTATTCTTCGAACGCTGCGTGGCACGTCGTGCAGACTTTATAGTTTCCAGTAGGGGACAGCTCACGGTACTGCTTGGCGCTCCAGCCAGAAGTGCGGTTACATGCCGACTTTTCGGACAGGACTCTCATTTTGATCGAATCGCCTACAAGCACCGGGCGTGAACGCTGAAAGTGCAGGATGTGGCGACCGTCGATTGGTGTCAGTGCTTTTGGAGCCCAGTTAGCCACGCGCTCGGCCTGCCACTCAATATACTTCTCCATGTCAGCAATTAACCTGTCGTGTGTGTATTCGACATACTGGGCGACGCTAGAGGGCTTGTTTGAGCTGATCAGCTCATCTTTGCCGTGGCGATTGGTTTTCGTTTCGGTGTGACCGTTTGCTGCGGCTAGATCAGAAAAGCGGACCCAGTTGCGTGTGGTGATCTCGCGGACCCAGTAGCTGACAGGACCTGTGAGCAGCTCGTGACGCTCTGCTTGAGTTCTGGCCAGCTGAGCGCGTACCTGCTTAACAAATAAAGCGATGTCGTCACAGCTCAACTCAAATGGCTGCTTGCCGTGGCCTGAACATACGCCCTCAAAAAATCCCCATTGTACTGTGTAGCCGTGCTTAGACAATACGCCACTCGGAAGAGCTTGAGTGTTTCCGCAGATCTGACATTCGCCTGTATGAGTTGCTTTTTTCATGTTGTTGCTCCGGGTTAGTAAGTTACTGAATATGCGCACATATTAGTAGAGCTTACAGGACCTGTCAACAACTTTATAACAAAGAGTTACTGTATTTATTCAGGGACGCTGGTGGCCTTTCGGATACCATCGGCCACACCGTTGGCACTGAACGTAATTGTGTCAGTCACGTCGGCGGCGATGGCTTCAGTCACATTGGCTGTGGCTGCCCCTGTCGCTTGGATGGTGTTGTTTACAATGTGCTGGCCACCATCGACAGCAGCGTTGAAGGTTTGACAGGCTGGGAGGCAAATTAGTGCGAAAAATAGTATTAGTGATTTCATTCAAATTCTCAAATAGTTGGTTAGGTTACCCGGCGAGAAACGAGTCAAAAGAATCGATCTCGATCGGTTTTGTTGCGTCGACTTTCGTCCGTGCGGATGCGGTGAGTCCATATTCGCCCATCATCTTGACGATGTTTGAGTAGCTGATATTCATCTGCGCTAGTGCCGGGTGAGGTCTGTTTTTTGTTTGTCCCTGAGATCCTTCACTTTGGACCATTAGGCCCTCGCTGTTCACGACGGCTCTCAGCCTGAGATACATCGACAGCTGGTCCGACAGTAACGCGAATCCGATGGCATCAACCTCGGTCCCGACGCCCATGCTGTAGCAGTGGGCCGCGACTTGGTCGTATAGCGCCGACGCGATTGGATCATGGTCAGTCCATGCTGGTTTGGTGGGTATTCCTGCCGGGACGGTGACGGTGTCCTGCGCCCGGTCCTTCCTGAATGTTCCCTCGAGTTTTTTGAGTGCCTCGGGCTTTCGTTTACGTCCTGCCATTTTATGCTCCTCAGCGTTGGCTAAATTAGGGCGGTTTTAGCCGGGGAGACGGTCCGGCACCTAGTGAGGAGGTCTAGGCTGTGCGAGATCCGCAAACTCGCGATTGTTGCAAACTCTGTGTGAGCGCGATGCGCTGAGCTCCAAGGCTCTCAGGTTTGTGGGCTGTCTCTGGTCCCAAATTGCTGATGATCGGAGTCTTTCACAGATTTGCCCTCTGTCGGGTAAGTCCTGACGGACTCGGGGAAAATTTGGAATATTTCATGATTTATCATGATTTGTGGGCTGATCAAAAATTGATCACATACTGACATTAAAAGAGATCGACTGGGCGGCGCTGCCCAGAGGGCCAGCCGTCAGGTATTGGACCGCCCCCCTCCCCTCAGAGGCCCCTGAGAGGCCGCCTGCTGGACGGCGCAATTTGTATGTAATCGTCGACGTCGAACTACAGATCTGCATAGAACGCAGCACATTAGCTCCTATGCCGTCTGTCCTTGGCCGTCTTGGCGTTGTGGCACGGGTGACATAGAGCCTGAAGGTTGTTCGGGTCGTGCCTGAGCCCCCACTGCACACGCACCGGGATGATGTGATCCACCATGTCAGCAGGGGTGGCCCTGCCTGCAGCCATACAGTGGGCGCACACAGGGTAGCGCCTGCGGAACGCCTTACTGATTGAGCGCCACACCTTGCCCTGATAGAACTTGTTAAGGGTCTGACGTTCCTCTGTCTGGGTGTAGGTGGTTCGGGCCTCCTGTGTACAGGCTGAGCATCTGGTGCCCTTGGTAGCCATACCTGCACACATAGGGGTACTACATGCAGCAGGGGCTGCTCTAGGCATTGCGTGCCACACGGTCCCACTCTGCAGGGGTGACATCATTGAGGGAGCGGTTTGATATATCAATGGGCTGCAGTACCTTTACGATTTCGAGGGCCTTATTGCATAGGTCGTCGAGGCTGCCATTGTTGTGGATCGTATAGCAGGGGGCGGCTGAGAGGCCTGCCTCAGAGGCGTGCTCTGAGATCGGTGCTGCAGCTTCCCGGTTAATACCAATAACAGTCCCGCCATGCTGTAGGACAAACTGATGCTCGTTGTCATATCTGAGGTCGGTAATGAATACAAAATCGACATCGGACTTTTGAAAGTCTTTTAATTTATAAAGGGCCAGCTTAATCCAGATCTGGGGGTCGATCAGTTGGCGTCCCCATTCGTCTCCGAGCAGTTGCATCATTTGGCGAGGACTCGCCAGCAGATCGTGAGATTCGCTGAGATTTGTTTCTTTAAATGGACGATGTTCAAAATCAGAAACATCACAGTCCAAAATAGTTGCGACGGCGGCTTTTATAGGGTCGGCGAATGATAGAATCCGAATGTCTGCTTCCGGATTGCGGAACTCGATTTGCGACATCATTTTTGCCGCTGTGATGTCTTTTCCTGAACCTGCTGGTCCAGTTAGTGCGACGATGTGTGTCATTGTAATCTCCTCAGATTCTGACTGAAAAAAAGCCCGAGGCTTTGAGGTCTCGGGCTGCTTTTTGATAAAAGTCGGTCAGACTCCATGTAAGTCTGGCCTATTCGGCGAAGGTTGGGTGTAGCGGGGTTCTCTGTGGAATACAGGCTCCGAATTAGGTTCCTTGGCAGTCACTTAGGACATCGACGTGGTTGCAACATGTAAAATCGATTCCTCCTTCTATAGGGAGGGTTTGTGTGACCGATTAGACGTCCGGGAGGTATAACCACTGTTCCTCGTCCGGGTTGAATAGCCGGATGGCTCTGTTCAGGCTGTCGTAGTCTCCCTCGCGAAGGATACGAGCCATCTGCGCCTGCTCGAGGTAGTTGTCCTGCCCTTTTGCTTTGTAGGCTGCCACAACAGCGCCCCATGCTTCTTTAAAATCAAAATACTCACCGACCCAATAGTCCTTGAGCAGCGCGTGCGCACCTTTAGGACCGCAGCCCATCAGGCCCTTGTAGCCATCCGTGCTGTCGCCCATGAGAACCTGAGTGAGCCAGAAATGATTGGCGTCAGACTCTGTGGTGTACTCTGGCCACGCCATGACATGGGGCCGCAGATACTGAGCATCTGGAAGCGTGAACATGTCCTTGTCGATTGACACGATGACACTGTCCGGGATCTTTCGATGGAGCATGTGAAACAGATCGTCGCCCTCGAGCCAGTCGATGGATATGTGGTCATAACGTGCCTCGAGTGCTGTGCGCAGCTCCCCGTAACAGATAGGCTTTGGCTTTGCTTTGCGGTTCATCTTGTAGGCAGGCATGATCAGCTTGCGCCAGTTGGTAGATGTTTTCGGTGAGTAAACAAGGATGACCGAGTTGCAGCCAGCCTGTCGCATTTCCTTCTCAATCTGTTCCTCAGCGTCGGCGATTGCCGAGCTGATGTCAGTCCAGATCTCACCACCAAAATCCCGCTGTGCTGATGAGCTCGCAACATAGTTGATGACGTCTGCGTCGAGCAGCGCCACCTTGTCGATTGGTTCCATTTTTGTCTCCTAGTGTGTGTCGGCCCATGAGCTTCCGACCATGTGTTCGCCAGCGAGTGGGCACCTGAGATTCAGAGTGACTCCCGCCATTTCGATTGCTTTTGAGAATGAGCTGCCGAGGGTTTCGGCGATGTCCGGTTGTGCAGTCATCTGGACCTCATCGTGGACGTTAGCGACGTAGTTCCACCCGACAGGCATGTGGTCAGCATCGACCAGCCCGAGAGCAGGCAGGACGTTGAAATGAAACTCGACGAGCGCCTGTTTCATGACGACGGCACCAGCACCCTGCAGCAGCGTGTTGAGAGCTGAGTGCTGCCCGTTGGTTGCTATCTTGCGACCGTCCAGACCCTTGAGCCACTTCTGCCGTTTGTCCCGTTCCTGACTGACAGCGATGATGTTCTCGAGCCCGGTAATACCTCTGAGCAATTTGTCCCGGACAACCTTCCCGTTTTTGTGGTTGATTGCCTTGGGGGATTGCCCCGCTCTTTTCGCATCGTCTGACAATATCTCGGCGAGCTTCAGATTTCCGGCCCCATACAAGTATGCGTAGATCAGAGATTTTGCGCTGTTTCTGTCATAGAGCCCGGCGAGTCTCTGGGTCCTTGAGTGGGCGTCGGTGCCCTCCGCGTTGTTCCCGTGGATGACCGCCTCGGCATAGCTGCCACCGTCCCAGATTGCAAGAAATGAGGCCAGCATTCGCAGCTCGAGCCCGGAGGCATCGCAGCCGACCAGCTTGTGACCGTGGTCCGGCACCCAGACCTGTCGCATCCGAATGTCCTTCTTCTCGACCTGAGCCATGTTCGGATAAAAATGCGACATCCTGTGAGTCCGACAGCCAACCGATTTGACCCGGCCATGAACCCGTCCATCCTTCTCGAGCTTGAGCCAACCGTTCTTGCCATCGGCGAGCTGCGAAAGGCTCTTGGTCACCGTGAAATAACGACTCAGCGGTGTAGCCTCGGGGACCCGCATGTTTTTCAGGACCGACTCATCGATCTGAGCCATGCCGCTGGGGGTGAACTTGCTGGGTTTCCACTTCTGGTACTTGCTCGATAATCGATAAACGATCTGTAACCTCGACCCGGCATTGAATACCTGCAGCGCAATTTTGGTGTAGGGTGCGCCCGCGACAATCCCCCGAGTCTTGTTGCCGACCTTGGGTGTCGTTGTTTCAATGTTGGCCCAGCGATGCTCCTCGTGCGTCCAGTTGCCTTTGGCCGGGATGTACTTCGGCGGGAAAGTGTCCTGCAGATCCCGCTCGAGCATGATTGACTCCTCGCGGAGCTTGCCCTCGAGATCTCTGGCAGCATCGAGGTCCAGTCGAAACCCGTGAGCACTCTGCAGCGATAGACACCAGCAGGTTTTGTGCTCGAGATCGATGGCCTGTCGCCAGTCGATTTTGTTGTAGTACAGATCGGCCTTGAGCTGTTTCTGCAGCTCCCGGTAGATCCGGATATTGATCTCGACGTCGATTTCGCAATAGTCAAACATCTGCTTGAATACCTCGGCCCGTGTTTTGTCAGGCTCAGGCTCCATCAGGAAGTTTTTGAAGTCGCCCTTCGGTGATCCGTACTCAGCCCCGAATGATTTGATCGCGTGCGATCGACGCTCAGGGTCCAGCAGCTGGCTGACGATTAATGTGTCCCAGCATTTATTGAGGGTGATGACGTCCGGGTGCAGTTTCCTCAGTGCCCAGAAATCAAACCCGATGAGATTGTGTGCAACTACCCTGTCGGCATCTTTGAGCCGCTGCAGGCCTTCGGCCAGTGATGGGTAGTCATCGGAATAGTCGGTGTAGGTTGTCACCTCTCCAGTGACAGGGCAGCCGATACCGCAGGACCAGATCGTGGTCATGGTGTCGACAAAACCGTCTGTCTCCAAATCAAAAATCAGTGTCTTCATGGTGCCTCCAGTTTTGGGCGGTTTCGTAATGGTAAAAAAGGGCCCCGGAGGGCCCTTCAGTGTTTAGCTGCCGATGTCGACCATCTCGCAGACGCTGCCCGTACAGGCGAGGGTCTGGCTGCTGGTCGTGGTGTCTTCCATTTCGAACTCTTGCAGTCCGGTCCAGTCGATCCCTGTCGGCATGATTGCCAGTGCGGTCTCATAGACTTCCTGAGTGCATTCTTGATATGGCGCTTGTTTGTAGCTGTGATCAGAGTGCGGCAGGAATGACACACCTGACATCTCATCGAAGTGCTCAAACACCCACGCGCCGACCTTCATCCATTCGTCGTTGCGGACCGTGATGGTCACTGAGGGTTTGTGCTCACACCAGTGGCGCTGATACATCAGCCAGATCTCCAGCTGTTTGATTGCATCGACGTCGTCCCTCGTGACTGCTCCCTCCGGTGCTTTGGTGGGGAAACTGAACACGGTGGTCGTGCCACCCATCGCGCAGGGCTCGTTCGGGATACCGCTGGCAGCGAGGAACTGAGTGAGTGGGTCCTTGTTGTCACCACGCACGGTCCGGATGTAGTAGTCCGAATGCCGCGTGTGGATACCTGATGAGCTGTCGACCAGTTGGCTGACAGTGCCGCTCGGTTTTACGGCGGTAATCGCCGCAGAAACAGGAATCCCGAACTCATAGGCCCAGACCTTGTTGGTGAGAATGGCGACCTCTTTGAGCTCCTCGAGAATAGACTCAGCATTGTCACCGAGACTGATCGCCCGGTTGTCCATGATCCCGGTCAGTGACACACCGAGCAGCCGCTCCTCAGCGGTGTTGTCGGTCCAGCACTTTCGGAGGTATGGAAAATAAACCAGCGTCGACTGGATGGTGCCCAGTATTGCTGCGAGCCTGACCTTTTCGGCGAGAGTCCCCCGGGTGTCCTCGGGGCGTGCCACGACCTCGGTGAGGTTGCAGAACTGGTAAGGTCTGAGGATTATCTCGCTGCAAGGGTTGGTCCCGAAGTCTCGATTCGCGTCCCTGCGTCCATTCTTGGCTGCCTGCTTTTGAGATGCCGGGCGACTGAATAGACCACGCTCTCCCGACTTAGACTCAACCAGTGCCGACCATTCGCGCAGGAATGTCTCCATGTCTGGCTTTTCGGTGTAGCAGACCGAGTTGTTTGCCAGAGCACGTTGCGGGTCCGTGTTGTACCACTGGCCCGACTTGGCGTGACGCATACGATCATCGCTGAGGTTCGACAGGGAGATCATCGCAGAACGACGCACTCCACCGCAGACAACAACCTCACCAATTTTGCACATGATGTCATGGCATTGGATCGAGGTGAGCTTTGTGCCGACCGCTGCTTTGAATGTCTCGCAGGTGAATCGGAACAGGTCCTCGAGGGGCTCAGGGCCACTCGCTCTGCCGCCGAATGTCTTCAGCTTAGCGCCAGCCGGGCGAACCTGCGAAACGTCCCACAAGGGCACCTCGCCTGCATAGAGCAGGGAGATCAATTGACGGTAGGCCTTGGCCCAGCCCTCTTTGGAATCTCGGACCACGATGGTGCTCTGGCTTTCAAACATAGCGTCCGGCACGTCAGGCAGCTTTGAGACATATTGACGCTCGACACTGAAGCCGACGCCCGTCCCGCATAGCAGGATAAACATCGCCTCGTCGAATGACTTCGGGTCATCGATGGGCAAATAGCTGCAGTTGTAGGCGCAGGTGTTGTCCCGGTCCATTGCGTCGCCTGCAGTCATTAGGCCGCGCATCGATGGCATCACATTCAGTGTGACGATGGCAGTGCGCAGCTCGTCGAATGTTGCTTGGTCGACTTTCCCAGCGACCACGTTCTCCATGTAGCGATCAACGGTCTCATCCCACGACTCCCTGCGATTCTCTTCAGGTATCCATCGGGCGTATCGGCTCAGGGCTATATATTTTTGATATTCGGACATTTGTGTCATTTGCTGCATTTCCTCATTGGTTTTTTGTTTTAAAAGGGGACGTCGTCGAAGGGGTCGAACCCGTCGGCTGATTGGGGTGGTGCGTCTTGCTTGTCGTGGTGTTTCATGCGGCCAGTCGCGACGTCGTACATCAGGTGGCCTGCTGGTCCTACTTGCCCGAATGGGCGGTTCTTCAATAGTCGGATCTGGGCGATGTCACCCTCCGTCTCAGATTGCTGATCACGCTCGAGAGCAATGCAGACATCACTCAGCTGCTCGAGAGCTGCGGAGCCTCTCAAACTGGTCAGTGAAATCTGTGCGCCTTCGTTGTATGACTTGTCCCCGGAGCCTCGCTTGATGTGTGACACGGCGATCAGACCGATCCCGGTGTTCTCAACAAGCGAGCGCGCCTTGACCATTAATTCGTCGAGGCTCTTGCGCTCGTCTGCGTGCCCCGCTGCCGTGACCATGCTCATGTGATCGAGCACGACGAAATCACAGCCCAGACCGACAGCGAGATAGCGAACTTTCGAAAGTAGTGGGTCGATCTCCGACGATCCAAAGCTGTCGTAAAACGCCGAGGGCTTGACGACCTTTTGAAACGATGTGTCCCACTGGTCCTGCGTCAGGATCGTGGGCTCCTCCATCAGGTCACCGAGGGGCACGTTGTTGTCGATGGCGATCATTGCCTGCGCTGTCTTGGCGACACTCTCCTCGAGCATCACATAGCCAACCTTCTGGCCGTGCTCGACTGCGAGGTGATAACCGAGCTCCCGGGTGAATGTAGACTTCCCGATTCCTGACCCGGCGCAGATCATTACCAGCTCCCGCTTGCGCAGTCCTCGGATCATTGACTGCAGCTGCGGGAATGGAATCGAGCAACCTTTGGGAGTGACAGCCTGCAGCTCAGCGACCGTGAGCTCATGCCCTTGGACGATGCCCTCGGGACTGAATAGCTTGGCGTTGTACACCGCGTGCTTCAGGTCCGAGACCCTCCCAGCCACCAGCATCTCGTTGGCGTCCTTGAGTGGCAGCTCGGCGATCTTGCACTTGCCGGGTGACAGCAGCGCAGCGATTTCCAAGGCTGCAGCACGCCCGGGCTCATCCGAATCCAGCAGCAGGACAACCTCGTCGAATCCCTCACAGAACTCGAGGGACTTCTTGACGGCCTTGACGCCACCAGCGCAGCCATTTGGCAGGCTGACGACAGGCCAGTCCGGGGCGACCGTTGCATAACTGAGGGCATCGATCTCGCCCTCGGTGATGACCAGCCGCTTCCCGGATGATTTGCATTTGTTCTGGAATACCAGACCGCCAGCCTTGAGGTCGCCGAGGACCCTGAAGTCCTTGCCCGGCAGCCTGAGCTTCTGGGCAACCAGTCGACCCTTGCTGTCAGTTATGGGGGCGATGTGGCACGGCTTGCCCTGATACTCGCCGACGGAATACCCGAGGGCCCGACAGGTCTGCTCGGAGATGCCCCGCTTTCTTAGCGCCTGATAGTCCCCTTTGATAAAGTTGACGCCCGACGACGTCGTGTTTTGAGCCGTTTGGATCGGTGTAATCGGCTCACCCGAATCGGTGAGATTGACGTGCTTCTCGCACGCGAAACAGAATGAGTGGTCTGAGTAAATTGCGTTCGCGTCCGATGAGTTGCATGAGCTGCAGCTGCTGTGCTCGATGAATAGTGATTCGGTTGGTGTCTCCATTGGTGCCTCCTTAGTTTTGGCGGTTTGCTTGTTGGTTTCGATATTTGGCCCAGCGTCGGTGTTGAGCGTCTGAGGTCTTTTTTCTGCAGGCTGCGGATCTCTTTCGCCCGAAATTGGGATTGTTCTCGCCGCTGTGCTTTGCGCTCATCAGTCGTTTTCTCTCCTCGGTGTGAATGAGCCCGGCTGTGCCGCCGTGTGCGCTGGTGATCAGGTTGTACATTTGCGGATTTCTGGCAGCATCGAGGGCCAGCAGTAGCCGCTCCTCTTCCATCTGGTGGTCGGCGCAGTGGTGCAGAATTTCTTTGAAAAAGTTGTGGCGACCATATTTTTTGATCGCCCTTTTAAGGCCAGTTCCCGAACCAAAATAGTGAGGGTCACTGCCGCAATGGCTGCCGACATAAAATTTGTGATTGATTCGGTTGGTGATGCAGTAGACATAGCTGATCGGTTTTGCGTCAGACATGGGGAAGCCCTCCAAGGGCTTGGAGCCCTGAGAGGGTTCGCGGTGTTTACTTAGTGGACCGAGGGGATCGGGTTTGTGAACTCGTCGCGAGCTTCAAATTCCTGATTACGCCAAATAGCAAACTCCCGGAGCGTTGGACGCTCGGGGTTCTTCAGCTCCTCGAGGTGCTTGATGAAATTGACATAATCAATAGCGAGATCCTCGACCTCGCAACTTTGATTAAATAGCGACTCAGTCACGGGCCCTCCTTGTCGCGCTCCATTTGCTCGCGATAGTATTTTTTGAGGTCCTCAGTCGACAGGTCCTCGACCGCCACTTTGAACGGTGAGCCTGCAAACCATGCGCCGACATACAAAACAGCGGTGCCGATCAGTAGGACCACAATTCCAAATCCCATGATCAGGCTGCCCAGAATCCGGCGCAGCCTATGAGTGAAGTCCAGCATCGTTGTCTCCTTTGAATAAATACCGGGCGTATTTCTGCCCCGTGATGTCTCGCTTGAAATCCGTCACGATCTCCAGACCTGCGCGACGCAGTCTGTGGATGTTGCTGGTGATCGATCTGACCTTGTAAAGGGTCGCCGCTTCGACTGCGGTGATTGAGCCGATTCGACGGAGGTGGTTCTCGAGGCTTGAATCTTGTGGTGTCATGATGGAATCCTTTTTGGTTCAAATAAGTTGGTGAAAGGTCGAGCTCATGATTATTAAAGTGCTGAGCGCCAACATGTAGGCGCCCGCTCTTATTTGTTTCGGAGCTCTGTGATCTTGATTGTTCAATGTTTCTCTGTGACCTCGTATAGATAGACATGAGACCCGGGGGCCTCACTGGTTAGGGGGTCGCAATAGCGTTTGAATGCGTGGAGGCTGACCACCTGCACGTCGTCATTCCAAAATGTTCCCGACTTGGTCATGACGTCCATGACGCCCTTGACGTAGTTGTCCACATCTCCCCGGGGGTGTTTTAGCTTCCCGCTTTTGGGTTTTGTGCAGACGGTCTCGATCAGGATGGCGACAGGTCCCGTGATGGGTGGCCTCGCGTGGTAGGCGTTTGCGTAGGGTTGCGCCAGTTGACGGAACTCGGTGTAAGGTTTCCCGAAATAGGTTCCCCACTTGGTGACCCTCGGCCTTGACGCTGGCCGGGGCTCCACCGGGATTGCGAAATATCGAACATCGTCCGACTGTCTTCGCATCGCTTTCAACATTGTGGCGACTGCTGTTTTGACAGCCTGAGACATCCCGGACCTATAGGTCGTCGATGTCGATCGGGCTGCCGTTGGAGACTTCGGCCTCGAGGGCTGCAGGCTCGTCGTCGGCGGTGAAACCTTCGTCCTCGCCAAATACCGAGGCCGCGTTGCCGGGACCATTCCCGCCTGCGTTGTTCTTCGCGATCAGCTTGACCATGTCGAGGTAGAAGCTGACACCTTTCTGGGCTCCGTTGTACGCCTTGGCAGCACCTGCCACCCGAATGGTGTCGCCGCCCATGATGATGACGTTCTCGGGGAGCGGTTGGTTCTTAGCGTCGACCATGCTGGGCTGCCGGACTGACTTCATGGTCATGTAGACCATTCCGAGATATTGCTCTTTCCCGGATTCGTCGCCGTCTTTCAACGGGTTGTGAAATCCTGGGGGGATCTTGTCGCCGAATTCACGCTGCGCGGCGTCTTTAATGGTGGCCTTCAGCGTGGCGACCATTGGGTCGTCCTTTTGAAAGGCGACGGTCACCTTGTATTTGCCGTCGGAGTATTCCGACCCGGTGTCTGGCTTGTTGAGCCATGCGAAGTGAGCTGTGCCGACAGTGGTGGCGAAATTGACGTACAGTGATTTTTTGGTAGACATAGAGAATCTCCTCAATGGTGTCTGAGTGGTTGGTTTTGAGTTGGGGGTTGTTGCGGTTTGGTTAGTCCTTGGACGGACCTTTTTCGACGAGCTCGGTGACTGTGTTTTGATAGATGTCGAGCAGTGCGCTGATCTCTTTGAGCCTCATTTCGCACGCCCGGAATTCCGCAGTCAGGTCGTCGGCTCTGGCTATAAGAAACTGAACTTCAGGTTCTAGGTCCTCGAGCTCGTAGTCCTTCTCATTAATAGTGACGATAGTTGTCTCCTTGGTTTGGTTTGGTGGTAGTAGTCGATGGAGGTGACTAAAAGAACAGGGCCTTTAGTAGCATCAGCAGCACAAAGGCTGGAGGTATCCAGCTCAGGTCTGACGTCGTCGACTTCTTCATTGCTTCTCCATCTCGATGGTCCCATCGGGTCTGACCCAATAGGGTCCAGCTCTGGGCCTAGACAACGAGCTCACATATTCATCAACCGTGCTGATCTTCGCCTTCCTGTCGATCTCTGCATTTGTCATGTCTATCATTCGGGGGCTGCTTGGTTTGTTCATGATTACTCCTTGACACATCGGGTGCGTCTTAATGACTTAGAGACTGGGGGGTCCTCTATAGGGCGGGGTTTTGTGACCGATTGCTGCAGGCCGCAGTCTGGCTGGGTTTCAGACAGGCAAAAAAAAGGCCCACGAGGGGCCAAAGGGGGATTGCTAGGGGTTAATTAGTTACAGCGACGCAGGGCCTCTGTGAGGCACGCAGCGTGCATTGGGGTATCAGGCATCAGGTCAGCGAGCATGTCCCGGAGCTCCAAATCTGAGAACGATCGGACCATCTCCTCGCGTAGTTCATGGACGCTCATGCTGCACCGACCTTGATGCTCAAAGCATCCAAAGGTGTGGGGCACGGATTGCCTTTTTGTGGACGCCCTTCCCACGCCACAGACTGCTCGACCAAAATCTTCAACCAGCGCAGCGTCAGGCCGTAGTAGCTGACTGATCTGTAATCGCCCTCGCCGTGGACGTCGTCGCTGGCGATGATATTGAGGGCGCTGGTGCCATTGGGCATGGTGTACTCGATGAGGGCCTTGTGCTTCCAGACAGCGAGAACGATGGCCTCACGGTCCAGCTGGTTGCGGTATACATTTAATTCGTCGTCGATCTGTAGCATGGTTGTCTCCTGATGGCCCCGGAGGGCCGTTTGGTTGATTAGCATTTTGCGATGTAGTTGGAGGTTGAGCGGATCGCAGCAGCCTCAGTTTTAAAGTGGCGGCCCTTGTAGCCGTAGCAGACCACTTTGTAGCCGTCGCTCTCGATTCGAACGACTAGCGCATAAAAGCTGCCTTCTGAGTCTTTGCTGATAGCTGCTTGGTAGTTGCTCATTTTGTCTCTCCGGGTTAGTAAGTCACTGTAGTATGGCCCGTATTATAGGCAAATCCCAGGACCTGTCAACAACTTTATAATGCAAAGTTACTGTATATTTAAAGCGCAAAAAATGCCGGAGGTTCTTGGATCTGCCCGGACCTTTTTGGCGTGCTGCAGGCGCTCGATCCCCTTGCGGTTCTCTGCGGCCTGTCGACGGATCGCGGCGTGGTCTTTGGTCAGTTTTTCTGCGCGTGCTTCTGAGTGTGTCATGGTTGTCTCCTAATGGCCCCGGAGGGCCTGATGGTTTTATGCGTTGCGGTATTGAACAGCTTGGACACAGTTGCGGATGCCTTCCCACCCGGTCTGCGCGATGCGCACTGCGGTTGCTGCTTGTGCGCGAGTGGCGTTGACACCCAGCTCGTCGGCTGCAAACTCAGCGGCTTCCTGAAAGGCGCGCTTCCAGCAGCAGCTGAATTCGTAAGACGTCAGCGCAGCCTCTGCCATTTGCTGGATTTCAAACTCTGATAAAAAATTGCTTTTCATAATGTCTCTCCGGGTTAGTAAGTCACTGTAGTATGGCCCCTATTATAATGATACCGGGGGACCTGTCAACAACTTTGCAATATAAAGTCACTGTATTTAGGAATAAAAAAAAGCCCTTACAGGTAGCAAATCCACACCCGACTCACCAGCCTGTCGGAACATACGGTCCCGGACCAGATCCCGGTGAGCAGACTGAGCTGCAATGTCTCTGCCCTGCCCTTCGATGCTGCGGATGGTCAGCAGGTCCAGCTGCGCATCGACGTCCCTGAGCTCTCTGGCGAGCTCCAACAGCGCCTCGGTCATCTTATTCATTAGGGTCGAGCTCCTCATCACAGACATGGCAGCACTTGAACTCATAGGTCTCCCAGACAGTCTGATCTCCCATGTCATAGCTTTCCCGCTCCTCTCTGACATAGAACTCACCCTCATATCGGGAGGCGTCACAGCGGGCACAATGACCCTCTGGCTGGGTTTCTTTTTTCTTTCCGAATATAGCGTCAAAATTATTGTTGAATCGTTCTTGATTCGAGATACGTTGTGCGGAACCCTTCCCGCCGTGGTTTTGTCCGTGCATTAGCAAACTCCCAAAGTGATGCAATCGTGAAAGGCCATTTCGCTGGCCCACAAATAAAGGCCCGCGAGTAGCAGGCCGAGGATGACCCGGGGAATCCCCGGGGAGTTGGTTTGGGTTTTCATTTTTTATCCTTATGCTTCAATGCGGCGACCGCAGGATCGACAGCCAGTGATCCAATCACCTTGGCGGTTGCTGCATTTGCAGAGTGCGGTCCGTATTTCATCCGGGCCCATTTTGTAGCCTCCGGCTGTTTTCTTGCTTCTGGCTGGTCTTCTGTTGGCTTGTTCATAGATTGTGAACTTCAAGCGACAACCTCCACAGCTGTGTGGTCGAATCCGTTATTCATCAGAGACTGCTCGAGAGACCCGACGCCGCCTGAGATTATCCAGCTGCGCACAAACTCCCTGATCGTTTCATCGCTGCAGCCCAGCTCGGCCTGATAGGCCCGGATAATCTCCGGGTCCACATTGACAGTCGTTTCGATTTTGATCTTCATGCTGCTGCTCCCGTAATGCGTGCAGTTTGACAGGCTGACAGCTGACCCCATCCAGTTCGGCCGCACATGTAAGCTGTGCCAGTGGCCGTGTTGTGGACGATGTCGCCGACAGATAGTGAGTGCAGGGGACGCAGTCGAGTGATTTTTGCCTCGCTCTCATCTGTCCACATGTTCATCCCGTGAAAGGCCTGTTCAAGTTCGGTGAAAGTGGTCTCGCAAACCTTTTTGTAGAACTGCTCGTGCTTGTCTTCAAAACGATCGACGCCGAATACCGAGGTCTCCTGCTGCGCGACAAATTTGGGAGATTCCCATGCGTTGCGCGGATCGATTTCGTTTTCGAGGATTACGATTTGGTAAATGTTCAACATTGTGTAGGCCTTTTTGGTAGTTAGTAAGTCACTGAATGTGCGAGTATAAAAACACACACCCAGCGACCTGTCAACAACTTTGCATTATTAAGTTACTGTACTTATTAACTAAAAAAATAGGGGGCCTTTTCGATCTCCTCGATCCGGTACTCACCACGCGCTGGTGGCTCTGGAAGGTCCAGACCGCTCAGCTCAACCATTTGCTCGTGGAATGCTTGGATCTGGTCCTCCTGAAAGATCTCCAGAGCTGAGAGTCTCAGGGCTGCATTGAGGTCCTCGATCGCGCTGGCGTGCATTCCATAGCTGTCGTGAATCATCGCGAAATCCGTGTGCCCCTGCTCGGCCATCTTCTCGACAGTCAGCTGCAGCAGCGCCCCGTCAAAGCTGTGGATTATGTTCGGCGCACTCGATTGAGCCTGCCGACGCGCATCCAGCCCGAGCTTCTTGTCCTCCATGTGCAGGATGACGTCGCCGAGGACCGTCTTGATCTCGCGTTTCGACGTCTTGTTATAGGCCTGAGTCACGCGCAGCCCCATCGGGGTGGTCCATGAAAGTGGCAGCTCAGCCTTGGCAATGATGCCGCTCACCTTTTGGAAGTAGCTCATTATTTCGACGGCCTTACCGTTCACCGACGTCATCGCCTCGAGGATGCAGTCGGTCATGTAGACGCTCGCATCAGCCCTGCTCGCGCACTCAAAGTCGTTGCAGTGCTTATCGCCGACCAGCTGCTCAGCAATGCCCCGAGGTGTCACACCATAGGGGACACACATCACTGCACGTTTGACCAGTCCACGACTTTTGCCCGGGTTATCCTGTAGCCTTCTGAGCCACTCTGCGGCGATTTCAGACCCTCCAGCCTCGCGTGATAGGATCGACAGGACCGAAGCAGCAACCGTCGCATACAGGTCAAAACGCTCGTCCTTGGCCGTGCAATTGGTCGCCTCAGCGCCGACCTGATCTTTGCCCAACATACTCAGAATCTGCATTCCGTTGGTCGTGCCATCGATGGCGACCGGGATGTGTGAAACGAACGTCGTCGGGTCCCCGGATTCATGAGCTCGGGCGAGCTCTTTGGCAGCGGCGAGAAACAGCAGGGGCTCGGCGGCGTCTGTCCACTCGTCGTTTGTTAGCGGGTCCGAGGCCGCCCGGATCATCAGGTCGAGGTTGAAGGTTGCCCACAGCTCCCGATTGATGAGACTCTCCTTGTCCTTGCCATAGCAATTGGCTGCGTGAATCTTGAGCCACTTGAGGCCCGAGGTCCCGAGTGGTTTTCCTTCAGCAAACATGAGCAAAGACTTTGCAACCTGATCACCTTGGGGCGTGAGCTCTTTGGGGTATGGGTATAAGCGACCGCGAAAATCTGCAAAATGTGGAAACGCGAACTCTGGGTGCTGCGCCATTTTGTGAGCGATCTCTATTTTTCGACGGAATGCCCCATGCTTTCCCCGGGCGCTGGCAATCTTCTCGATGGCGTCTTTGCGTTTCGCATGGTAGGCGCTGCGCTCAGTTTTATTCAGTGCCGCGTAGGCGTCAGAGTTTAGCGCCGGGGTGACCTGATGACAGGCCTGCGTGACACCACCGACCTCAGCTCCGGTCCCGTAGAGCATATCGACAACCATCAAAATGAATGGGTTGATTTTCCACATCGTCGCCTGCACATTATTGACGGCGCTCAGGAATCGCTCCGACGCCGCTGTTTTGTCAGCTGAGGTGTGTTGCATTTGGTGGTTGCTGAATAGTGGCGACTCGATATGGTGATAGCCTCCCCGAACCTTTCCGTCGACGTATCCATACGGGACCGGAGCGATTAAGGTCGGCAGCATGTAGGGGCTCTGCAGCTCTGCAAAATCTTCACAACTCTGGTACTCCGACCACGCCTCCTCAGTCAAATAGAAAAATCTCTGCGTTTTCCCGAGCTCTCTTTTCGTTTCATAATTAAACAGGCCCGGGTTGGCTGCGACGAGGATGTCGATTATCTTGAAGCCAATTTTCACGACGTCTGTCCCCCAGTCAATATTGGCGTAGTTGTCAAATTTCTTTTCCCAGCGGGTGAGCTTGCGGTTGTTGATCTGACCCTTCGCTCTAGCAATCAAAAGCTCGGCGTATGACTTTTTGACTTGCTCACCTTTACCGTTGAGCACGCCAATGGATTCCGCTTTGGACTTTGCTTTCCAGTTTTCAAATTTTAGCTGCTGGCGCAGAGCTTGCCCGATGCTTTTGGCCAATCGGTTGAGCCCGGCCTTGCGAGTCAGTAGCGAGGTCTGTTTGCGTGATAATCCTGAGACGGTATCCGAGGAACCCTCGGAGCAAAATGCAAAGGCTTTATTCAAAGCGATGACAGCGGTCTGCTCAGCCGAAACCAGTCCGATCATATACACCCAATTATCAACCCCACCACCGTGAGTGTTGTTGAACATTAAATCGTCAACCTCGAGATAGGCCTCATTGATTGCCGCGATGGTCTGAGGCAATGCGTTGCTGATTAAACGCTGGCCACCTGTCGTGCCGTTCATGGACTTCTCGACCATTGCTTTCTGGTACTTGGCGACGCCCTCCTCGACTTGATGGTTTTCCCAGCGAATTTGCTTTTCTTTCATTTCATTGGTAATCGCTTTCTGGTTCATGGTGTAGATCCTTTTGGTTTCTTTGAGGTTCAAAAAACGGACCGCCCAGTAAATTACTCGGCGGAATGTTTGATTCGGCGCAGGTTATAGCAAGTCACTGAATATAAAGATACGCAGGAATATCGTTATTTAGGGAGTAGAGGTTGTTTATTTTTTGTCAAGGCGGGAAAGGTGTATTTACTTATAAAACTATATGTTTTTTTTCGGTTTGTGGGTTGCGCTTTTTGATAATTTATTTTAGGTAAACCAAAAAAAACCCCGAGGCCATTTGATCTCAGGGTTTACATTTATATGTACATTAAAATGTACTTTGTCGACATTTATGTGGACTTAAAAGTGGCAGCGCCCTCGATGATCTCTTTCATGAGCTGCAGCCTGTAGCCTTTGAAATATAGCTTCCCGGTCATCGCGTCGCCCTTCCCGGCCTCATGGCCAACCAGCCACGCAACCTGCTGCTCAGTGTATCCAGCTCGCTGAGCCTCGGTGATAAAGCTGACCCGCAGGGAATGGAACACAGTCTGTCGACAGTTGATGACTTTGGCCTTCGCTTTGCCGAATCGTTTTGAATAGGCCCCGTGCTCGGACCATCCGGGCTGCTGCTCGAGGACGTCGGCGAGTAGGTGGTCGGGTATTGGGACCATTCGATTCCCGGCTTCGGTCTTCGCTCCTTTATAGCTCGCGCTTTCCTCGAGGACCAGACAGTGGATTCCCTCGTGGATCTGCAGCTGCGCGTTGAACACCTCAGACAGGCGCATCCCGGTGTTTATAGCGAGGACGGCTGGAAGGTGATCTTTGGGTTTTAATAGGCTCAGAATGGACCTGAGCGTCTCGTGCGGCATCATCTTGTAGCTCTTGGTGTCTTTCTTGCCGAGCTTGATTCCTTTGAAGGGATTCACCAGCTGGTCGTTGATGAGCTCCCGGTCCTGCGCGTACTCGTAGACAGAACCGAGACAGCTCAGGTATGTGTTTTTCGTGCTGTTGCTTTGGGTCAGTGTGTCGATCCAGCGAACGACTGCGCCCTTCCGGATTGCCTCGAGAGAGCCATCGACACCCGGACCCATAAACAGGTCGACGGCGACGGTGTACTTGTCGAGGTGGAGGTCGGTGATCGTTCCGCGCTTGTGCGGTATCACTGCAGCCAGTGCGTCCCGTATCGAGTAGGCATACTCCTCGGGAGGCGTCTCAGACTTGGTGGCCGCCCGCCACGCCCAAAAAGCAGCCCGGTCGGCAGCACTGAAACCACGCAGGGCATCGACGGCCTCGTCCTGCGTTTGGGCCCCACTGAGTGACAGGGCGTCGACCACAGGTTCTGGAACATACTCATGACTCTCTGCCAGATCCTGACCATTTAGCTCTGCGAGTTTTTTGGCGTAAATATCCGGCGATCTATTTGTTGAGGATAGTGCAGCCCATTCTCCGAGAATTAGGTCGCGTTTGTTTATGGCGACGGATAGATCGGAGGTGTGCAGGTTGATGCTGATTGTCTTACTGCCGAGCTGGTCGTGCAGCTTTTTTGGGGGCCTACGTTGGAACCAGTAGACATTGTGTCGCTGCTTTATGTATGATGCGCGCATTCGAGATCTCCGATGAGGTTTCGAATGAGTGTAGACAGTTTTGTAGACAGTTGCAAGCTATAGAAAGGCCAGTGTGTAGTGGGTTTGCGGGGTTCAGGTCAATTTTGTTGAGGGTCCCTCATTCCCGACCACTTTCCGGTCGACCAATTTAAACGCGATAAATCAACGACTTAGGGCAAGCCACGCTGTCCGGTTAAACCTTATTGTAGACAGTCTTGTAGACAGTCTTGTTGGTCTTTGGCTTAGCTGCTAAGTGCTCAGCAAGGCAATAAACAGACGCCACAGTAGGCTCCTCAAAATCGACCGACCAGCCCGAACGCTCAGCGTGTAGCTGCTGCGTAACCGTAACATATACAGGTCCAAATCTACGGATGGCAAATACGCTCAGGTTGTGCGTTGTTGCCTGTTTTTCAAGGTCAAGCATTAGTTGAATCAAATTAGTGTCACTCATGGTGTCTTTAGATTTGTAGTAAACCATATTTTTTGAAAGCCGCCTGTGATTATGACCACGCGGAATCAATAGTGACTATAAGCCCTATGAATGTAAATATGCGTGACTTTTTGTTGCAAAGACGCTAGTGTCGCACACGGTAGATTCAAACTTTTTTTGGTCTAAACATGGGGGGATAAACCATGAACAAACAAGGATCATGAACAAACAAGGGTCACGAACACCAGCATCACTTGTCCTCCGAAAGGAAGGTGGCCTCTTCCTGAAACAGCTGCGGAACCATCGCGGCCTCACCCAGCGTGATGTCGCAGAATCACTAGACCTAGCATATTATACGATGATCGCCCAAATCGAAGCAGGTTCAGCGCGCATCCCGCCCGACCATTTTGTCGGCTATGCTAAACTAATGGGCTGCCATCAGGACCTTTTTATAAAGAAACTGATGTCCTACTATGACCCAGTGACCTACGTCGGGCTATGGGGTAAAACAGCCGTGACGATGACTGAGCTTCTCATCGACGAATCGTAAAAAAAAACCCTCTTTCGAGGGTTAATCTTAAAACAATATTTTTATAAATGAAGCCAGCGAATCTCCGTGCATGTAGCCTGCCGATGCTATTTGCAGCGCGATGATTAATTTCAAAAGTTTTTCATGCGATTTCTGACGCGAAGCGATGGCGGCGGCAGCGTCACGGAGTTGATAATGGGCCTCGAGTTTATCGCGTAATTGATAGGCGTTCTGCTTCTCAATTTTCTCCACCAGCGAGGTGTAGTGATCGCTCATAATTCAGCCACTTTAAAGGTTAAGATTTAGGGCCCAGAGCCTTAACGGATCTGAGGCCAAATGTTGCAGCCACACATCCCATGAAGCAAAATTGATACCATTCAGGCAGCGAACTCATAACCTCAAACGCGAGGTTCACCTGATTGATCATTTCCGGGTCGCCCCATACTGCTGCATAAAACACAACAACCAGCGGCGCGGTCAAAACCAATGTGAGGAATTCATCCTTCAAACTGGTTGCCATATCAGACGCGCTGGCAACATCTGCCGCACGCTCACCCGATATGATTGCCAGATCCTTGGTCAACTTTGCCTCGCTTTTGGCCTTACGGTTCGACAGCCAATCCGATCCGAGGGATGTCACAGCTTTGAGTGCAATTCCCCACATATTCAGTTCCTTATATTTTGTTGTCGTGCATGACGCCCGACAGGGTGAGAGCTCTCTGTCCAACTTGCGTGGACCATTTCGAGTCCATCATTTCAAGGGCTGCGAGTTCATAGTTGCGGGCCTCCAGAGCTGCGTGCATCTTCTTAAATCCAGCGAGCCGGGTCGGTCCCATGTTCACCATCATGTCGATTAACACCGCCTTTCTCTCGCCGCTTAGGTTCCAATAATACGGATAACTGTGCAGCATCTCCTCGGCCTCAGCGATGTCATTGCTGAGCAGGTAGGACGCCTCTGGCTCCGAAATCCCTCGAGATTCAAGGTTTCGGCCATAGCCAATGGTTTGGATTCCTAGACTGTCGAGATACGGAAACTGCCTGAACCCTTCGTGCTCTTGGAGCAGCTCGAGAGCTTGGTTTTTATATTGCATACTATTCCTTTGGGAATTGAGTTTTCACAGCGAGAAGTGCTTGATACAAGCCACCATCGGTGCTGAGGTTCCCGGTTGATATGTCGTGAAAAAGGAGGTCGAGCTGGTCCCCGATGTTGGGGTATGCCCGGACGCGCTGCTGCTGATATGTTGGCTCAGGCAGGGCCCCTACTGAAACCCGGACAACAGCACCCAGCTCCTCGATGTAGCGATCGCCATCCATGTCGGTTGGCGCCATCGCAGGGTTTTCGCCAATATAAGGCAGCCAGTCAGGCTCCCCAGACATTCCTGACTGGGGGCCTAGTGTCACCCGTTCGGCGTCGTGGTCGTACTTTACAAATAAGTTCATAATTACCTCAGAGCCATTAAGATTCCTGACACGTTATAAATCCGGTCGAGAGACCAGTCTTGACTCGGTTGGGAGTTGGGTATCAATCCGCTGCCGACTTGATTGAATAGTCGAACCTTCACCTGACAGTCCACCGAGTATTGGGTTGCGTCATTTAGCGCCCCGTTTAAAGCGAACTGATAGGGGTCATAGTCGAATGGCGACCGGAAAAAGAACTCATTTACTAGCGCATACCCGGAGGCCGATGGCGGCGTGATTGCGTAGCGACCCGCCGTGCTTAGGATTGGACCAACACCGTTGCTGTCTGCAAAGTACGAGATAGTCGTTGTGTTCGTACTTGCGGTGTAAACGACATACCAAACCGAGCCCAGCGTTCTTGGATTGCTGCCACTTGAGCTGACCGAGTCCTGTAGCACTGTCCCGGTTGAAAGGGAAACCTGCCCGGGGACTTTGATTGACGCACTTACTCCAAACCAACTATTGGCACTAAAGATGAGGGGGTCCGAAATTACGCCTGTGTTTGTAGATGATGGCGTGGGGTCATTGACCCGCATAAACAGCTCGAGTTTGTACACGTCATCATTCTCAAACACGCCCCAGCCCGTCGCCGAGAAATATGGCTTCCGCAATATGTCCGCGCTGCCCGACGCCGGAATCGTTCCTTCAAAAATTGTGAAACTCGTGCCCGCAGTTAGGTAGGGGATTGTTTGTGTTGTTTGCTTTTTAAAGGGGATCAGTGTGTTCACGTCACCGCGTATCGAGCTCACATACAAATTATCGGCTTCCACATTTGTGAAGTCTAGCGTACCGCCCGAGATTTTCCCGGCGCTCAGCGATCCAGTTACAATCCGCGAACCGTTGATCGTCGTTGTGTCGGAGGCTATGGCGGCAGCCACCTGTGCCGCAGTTTGTAGATTTGACACGTTGGGGATCTGACTGGTCAGAGCGTAGCCACTGTTGTTGTTCAGGTCCGAAATATTCTTACCTGAAAGACTTATTCGAGCAGCGTTGATGGTCCCGGTGGTTATGCGTGCGCCATTTATCAAAGTTGTGTCGGCAGCGAGTGCTGCTGATACTTGCGCAGCCGTTTGAAGGCCGACAGTTAGTCCGTCGGCGTATGTCTGGGCCGCTGCTTGTGCTGCTGTGACATCAGAGGACGAGGCCAGATCAGCAATATCAGCCGGGACAGCAAACGCATCGTTGTTAAGATCTGAGGCGTTCTTACCCGAGATGCTTATTCGAGCGGCGTTGATGGTCCCGGTGGTTATGCGTGCGCCGTTTATCAAAGTTGTGTCGGCAGCGATTGCTGATGATACTTGTGCAGCTGTTTGAAGGTTTGCCGTCAGGCCATCCGCATAGACCTCAGCAGCGGACTGCAGAGCAACTCCCTGCGCCGTTGTTATATAGCCAGACAGGTCGCCGTTCGCGACGTATCCCGACAGGTCAATTGCAGCGACGGCATCCGACACCTCAGTCCCAGTAGCAAATCCACTGTTGTTGTTCAGGTCCGAAATATTCTTACCTGAAAGACTTATTCGAGCGGCGTTGATGGTCCCGGTGGTTATGCGTGCGCCATTTATCAAAGTTGTGTCGGCAGCGATTGCTGCTGATACTTGCGCAGCCGTTTGAAGGTTTGCCGTCAGGCCATCCGCATAGGTCTGAGCAGCGGTCTGAGAGGCGTCCGCTTCGGCTTGAGTGATGAAATCTGTCACATCACTGCTGACCAAATAAGGCGTGAAGTCTATATTGGAGACAGCGGCAGCGGCAGCAGCTGCATCAGTTACAGCCTGAGCAGCAACAACAGCGGCTGCGTCTGCTGCTGCTTGAGCGGCCACTGCTGCGGCGTCGAGATTCGTCCCGGCTGTTAGCGTGCCAATATTGACCACCACGACATCCGAGAACTTGCCCACCGTGTTGCGATAGCGTGCTGCTATGTTATACAGCTGCACATCCTGCAGCCCGGTGATTGTATGCGACAGTGATTCCGCTGGAACAAGTGCCCAGACATAGACAGTCTCGGCGTTTAATTTGTAGCCGATTTCAACGTAATCGATCTCGGAGGTTCCGGTCTCAATTTCATCCCATGTCACAGTCGCTTCCGTGAGAGCCGTCCCGTCATCGTTTAGCAGAGTAGCTGTCGATGCGGTGACGTTTTGCATCACAGCAGGCTGATCGAACAGGCTGGGAGTCATGTTCAGGGTCACGGCCTCAGCGGCCTCGTCGCCCACACTCCACGGATAGATCGTCGGGTCATAGATCTGCGCCTTCACTGTGACAGTGAGGTCAGCATTCATCGAGGTCTCGCGGACCCGATAGAGTTTGCTGACAATATCCAGAGCATCGTTAGAGACTGTTATGACATCACCGCATTCCAAAGCCATTGCCTGTGGCTGTGTTTTAAAGGTGACATATTCCTGAGACCGAGATTCGCGGACTGCAAACTCAGCCATGTCACGCGCTTGATAAAAGTCGGTGACACCTATCAGCTCAAACTCCGAGTGTAGATCCTCATTGTTGTCGTAGGCCTTGTAGGCTTCATGCAGGAGACTATGTGCTGGTGGCCAGCTGACAGTGTCGTCCTGATACCCTTTGTTTTCGTTCGGGAACTTTAAAGTCACCCGGTTTGTCCTTTTCGAGCGATCAGCCCATCCGAGATTGACACCTCCGAGGATGTTGTCATCGTTGAACGTCATCACCGAGGTGCCCTCCTCCTCCATCAGCAACTTATATTTACCATTGACGAAAGGAAGGGAGCCCTTCATGGTCTTGAGTATCTCAGCGCAGTTGTCGATCGTTGAGTTGTCGGATTCGAGGACGAGGTTTGTGGTGTAGCGTTTACGATTGCCCGATGGCTGCCCGACCCTATAATCCGGAAACAGTCCACCCGCTGGGATTTCGACCATCTGGCCCAAAATCGCCACATAAATCGTTTGCCCCTCTGTGGCGGTGGGGTCAGCTGGGAGTGTGACCGTCGAATCACAGGAATTTGCGGCGTTTATAAATGTTTGAATTTCAACGTCAGCAATGTTGAGAGCTCTGCCATAGTCGGCAAGTAAATAGTCGAGTAAACACAGCGCAGGGTTGTCTGACCATGACTTGACCGTCTGATCGTTGGGGTTCGTGCGCGGGTCCCAGACCTTGAGGCCATGAACCTCGGCGGTGATATTTGGCTCGCCTTGGAACTCAGGCTCTCCCGGGTGATAGTAAAATCGCGACCAGCTCCATGCCAGCCCCTCGCCTTTCATTGATGAGTCAATCGCGTAAATACCCGACGACATAGCCGAGAACATTGTTTGATTAGGGTTCCCGTGCTTTGTGAGGATACGGGCCCACGCCTTTCCATTTGCAAATCGAGTGTGGCTGGTTTTGTCTCCGTCGATTTTATAGTTGCCAATTGAGTGAATAGGGCCCTGACACCAGACGTCCAGACGGTGAAGCATCACATTTTTTTTGTCCGTGTTTCCTAGTTGAGATTCACGGCTGCTTATATATGCGGAATCCCATCCCGATGACGTTTTTAAAGTCAGATTATTGACGCCCTTCCACGCATTGTCCGTGCCAATGCGACGTTTGCCATAGACCATCTTGATTGGATTCGACCCGCCCTCCTTGGAGATCATCATCCCGCCCTGCTTTCCCTGCATCTTTTGCTGCATTTTCTTCATCATCGCAGCAGCACCGACGACGACGGCGACTACTGCCGCAATTACCCATCCAATGATCATGGTGATTCCTTATTTTTTACCCCAGCCGATATTGCTCATTTCGTCGTGGGCGTATTTAAAAAAACGGTCGCCAGCATGAAGATCCTGCTGCAACCTGTCTGAGCTGTAGCGCCCGGACATTTGATTGAAGCTCGCCCAGTGGCTCGTCAGTTTGATTGTTAGATTAGAAGAACTACCGTTCTCGCGGACGCTGAAGCTGTCCAGAGTGCCTTTGTATAAAATAACCGGCTCACCCTGAATGACACCATCAACCAAAATGGCCAGCTTGATGACTGCGCTCAGTCCTCGATAGTTTCCTGCTGCGTAGGTCTTGGCCAGAGTGTTCGTGACGTTGCTCAGCTCGAGGCTGTACGTTGCGAGGTTGAGCTCTTGGGTCTGGTCGATGTTTGCAAATTTGACCAGCAATCCATTCGAGAGGTAGGTGGAAGTGCCGACGGTCAGGTCATAGCCGTGGTTGGTGTAGTGCTGACCGACTGGCAGGTCTACCAGAAATGCGTATTCAAAATGGTCGGCATTGAGCGCGTTGAGAAACGCTGTCGAGAATGTCTGCATCAGAGCCGCTCCATCACATCAACCTCAAATCGGACCAGACCGTCCCGGCCATATTCGATGGACTGGATGTCGCTTTTTAAACTCACCCGCATATAGACCGGGTCGATCTCAGCTGTGCCACCTGCCACCAGCTTTGGTGGATAGTCACCGCCATCACTCGCGCACATGTAGACTTTGGTGTGTGTGTCATAGGTGTAATACTCACCGACACCACCGGCAGCCGTGCCAAATACTGGGATCTTGATATAAAACAACCCGGACATCCCGGCTTGCTCCATTAAAAATGCGTGAATCGGCGCAAACTGCGTCCGGTTCATTGGTGGATAAACCAGCGTCGCCTCGAATCGCTGGCCTCCGATTTTGCGTGTGAGGATCTTTCCTGACAGTGACTCCGATTTGAGGGTTTTCACTTTGGATGTGATTCTAAAGGAGACCGGGTCGGGATAGATTGGGAGTAATGGTGCAGGCATTCTGTGCTCCTTATTTAGGGTATGGGGCCCCGGAGGGCCCCTCGTTTAGAACGGGGAATTTTGTGCAGATTCGTTGTATATTTCTCGAATCATGCCTTCGAATTGCCCGCGATTATTCCGCAGCATTTCCTCGACGCTGTCGGCGTCTGCGCCATTTACGTTAAAATTGAGCGTCGGGTTGTTCGTGACGTTGTTCGTGCTGCTGTTTTGGTTTGCCAAAAATTGAGACATGTCTTTGTTCAGGCGCTTGTCGACTACACGCTCACCAGACTCGAGCAGGTAGGTCCCGGTGTTGGGGACGTTGTCGATTCCGTCGTGCGCCTGACCGAGGGCCATTCCTTTGGCGACAGCTGTCGTGGAGATAATACCTGCGGCGGCTGGGATGGCGTTTGCGCCAAACGACGCGAGCGAGGCCATTGCAGCAGCCGGAGCCATTGCGGTCGCCATAGTCGCGCCTGCAGCGACAGTCGTTGCGATACTGGTTGCGATTCCAGCCATTTCCATCGCTTTCATCAGAGCCAGCTGGACCAGATAGCTGACACCCATTTCGACAAACGAACTGATCACCTTGTCGAGGATCATGGTCCCGATCTCTTTTAAGCCGTCAGTGACTGAGGTCGTGCCCTTGACGATCGAGGAGAACACGTTGGAGATAGGTTTGACCATGCTCTCGAATGCGCCGCGCATCCCTTCGGCTGCGGTCTGCATGTTGCTCAGCTGCTCTGGCGTGAAGTCTTCAGGCAACCCAGTGCCTGCGAGACCACCAGCGCCATCACCCATTCCACCGATGCCTGCGCCTTCTTCTTCTTCCGGGGTGAACACCTCGGGAACAAAAATAGAATCTGTGAAGGTGTTGGCTTTTTTCTCCAGTGCATCGAGCTCGGACTGCATCTTTTTGATTTTTAAGATGGCACCCGCCGTGTCGATAGTGAACTCGATGGGCGTGGCGTCGTCGAGGAATGGAATCTTGTTGTAGATTTCAAGTAGAGCGTTGACCTTTTCCAGAGACTCTCTGATCAGATCATTCAAAATCTCGATAACCTTTACCCGAAACTTGTCAGCACCGATTTTCATCTTCAGCCACATCTTGGCGATGGAGTCGGCGACGTTCTCGGCGAACACGCCAACATGACCCGCCATGTTTTTCAGCGCGTTCATTGTGGAGCCAACCAGATTGCGCCAGCCCATCATGAGCTCGTCGATGTTTTGGATGACCTTATATATGCCGACAGACAATGCCGCGACGCCGAGAACAATCCAAGTGATAGGGTTTGCAAGCATTGCCAAAGCGAGGCCCGCCATCGCCGATGACAGGGCGACAATGCCGCCAACAACAATGGCACCGCCGATCGCCATTAAGGCGATTGCGAGCTCATCAAATGCTGGGGCCATGAATCGCAGGATCGGTTCGATTGCCTTCATGAAACTCGTGGCCGTCTGCGTCATCGATCGAAACAGGTCATTGATACCGTTCTCGGCGACTATCATCTGCAGCTCTTCGAGCTGAGAATTAAACAGCAGCAGGTCGCCATTAAGACTGTCCATCTGGGTGGCAGCCATGCGCTCGGCAGCAAATCGGGCTTGATCCAGCTTTTGCTTTAGCTGCTCAGCACCGAGGAGCCCCTCGTTCATAAACTGCATCATCGACGAGCCAGCACGTCGACCAAAGATCGCGATCATATCCTCTTCGTTTCCGCCTGCAGCCTTGAGGTCCTTCAGGATTTCAACAAGGTTGCGGATCTTACCCTCAGCGGTCCGGGTGTGGACGCCTAGTTTGCGCAGAGCTTTTGTTTGCGTTGTCATCTGCCCGGTTGATTCGGCCAGCATTTTCTCAGTCAAACTACCTGTCGACGATAACGATGCGAACGTCGCCCGGAGCGAGATACCTGCCTTTGAGCCTTTGATGCCCGCGTTGGCCATAGAGCCCAGCAGCGAGGCTGTCTCTTCGATAGACATACCAAATGCGCGAGCGGATGGCGCAGCGTCTGACATAGCTGTCGCGAGGTCCGTGAGGTTTGTGTTTGATTTGGCAGTTGTTACAGCGAGAACGTCAGCAGCTCGCTGCAGATCATCTGTGCTCATGCCCATGCCCTTCATGATGTTGGTCATGAAGTCGGCGGTATTTTGTACGGAGGTTTTGGTGGCAGCTGCGAGGTTTAGTGTGGGTCGCAATGCTGCATTAATTTCGGTGATGTTTAATCCGGCCTGAGCCAAAAAGGTTCCCGCTTCTGCGGTTTGTGTTGCTGTGAACTTGGTTGCTTTTGCAGCAGCACGCATGGACAGTGAGAGCGCGTTGATCTCTTTGGTCGTCGCGCCCGTCTTTGCCTTTACGTCCTGCAGTGCTTCAGTGAAATTCGCGTATGTCTTGGCTGACTTAACGAATACAGCGCCCGCTGCGACGCCGACGGCAGCAAATGCAGCTGTCGCCTTTTTGGCGCTTTTCATCATGGAGCCGAACGACTTCTTGGCATCTGTAGCAGCTGCATCGAGGTCCTTGCGGAATCTAGCACTGTTTGCAACCAAATCAACAGAGAGTCTGCTGATCGTGGCCATTGTTTTCCCTTATAGTTTTTTAGCGTTTCTGCGGTTTCGTTTCATCTGGGTCCGCGCAGTTTTTTCGATGTGGACGCCGAGCAGTCGCCGAAAGTGCATAAAGACGACCTTCTCTTTGCCCTGTATAGCTGGGCGCATGAATGGCTGTGCTGCCATCTTTCGCTTGCCGTGCAGTCCATACTCAATATTGAGGGCTTGGTGACCTGTCAGGCCGTCGCGCCTTTTTGTCGTACCTGCTGACACCCGGGCGACCATTGCGGCCTTTTTGCTTATCTTGCGCAGCGTCCGGACGTCACTGGTCGAGGTGAGTTTGATTGTGGACTTCAGGCCCCCAGTCTCACCGACGACCACGTTGTTCAGCACCCGGGTATAAACTGGGCGCATGGCTTCCTTGCCTGCGGTCTTGAGTGCTTTCTTGTGGAGGTCGTGGTCGAGCGCGTTGAGTGCCTGCTCGAGCTCTTTCAGACCGCTGACCTTGACGGTCAACATCTTAGGTCTTGCCATTGGTCTGCTCCGATAGATTTTTAAACATAGCCATCTGGCTCGCCTGCTGCTGCCTGCGGTCGATGTAGCTCATTTGTTTTGGTTGGGAATAGATGTGAATGAAGTCTGTCGGTTGGAGAGCTTTCTTACTGCCAGCGCAGTTGGCCACAGTTGCAGCCAATAGCCCTGCCCTGTAATCATCCCGGGCGGCTCCGAAGGGTTCAATGGACCAGTAGGCCATCCACTCAGCAAGTTCCTGCGAGGACATCCTGTTTTCCATTTCCCGGACGGTCATCCCGAGGTGGCCCGCAAGTCTGAATTTAAACCTGCGGGTCGGGTCTCGTTTTAGTTTTTTTCGAGTTCCTTGACGTCAGCGTCAGACATCCCGGACATGTTGCGGCAGATGTCGAATAGTCGATTCACGACCATTGCATTCTTTTTGCCGAGCTCCGTCGCGTCGCTGTCTTTGAATACACGCTCCCCAGTCTCATCACATATGGACAGGACCACCAGTCGGGCTCGAAGGTTTTCAAGGTTGGCCGACTGGCCGATTGATGCCTCGAAATGATCACGCTCGCGAGCTGTGAGACCCCTGATGCAAATGTCACCGCCCCACTCTGGGACTGGCACGTTTTGAATGTCGAGGTCGACGGCTTTGAATATTGCTTTACGGTCTAGCATTTTTGTCTCCAAATATTAAAAAATAAATAGAAGCCCACCCGGAGGTGGACTTTTATCTGAGTGGTTAAACAGTTTCGAGGGCGAAAGCGACAGAGCCGTCGATGGCGATCTCGATGTTTGCAGAAACGACATCTTCAACGGGTGTGTCGATTGAATAGCCTGAAATGTAGCCAGTGAAAGTTGCCTTGGCATTCTCAGATCCTGACACCCATTTGATTGCGAAAATCTGCGCAGCGCCGCTGTCGTATTTTGTTTTGAGAGCGGTGTGGCTTGCTTCACCAGCGACCCAATTGATCGTCAAGGACAATGTGCCGGAGTCTTTTTGACCGACCAGCTTTTGCTTGTAGTCGGATCCATACTTGTTATATTCGATAATATTTGCAGAGAGCTCCAGAGTACCGACTGAGGAAACCTCGGCAACTTTGGTGGAGGCGTCGAGGACTGTGTCAGCGGCTGCCAGCATGTGGAGTTCGGTAGCTAGACCGTGAAAAGGAGATGCGATATTGCTCATGGTTTTACCCTTAGTTGGTATAAATAGTTAAATTAATTATATTTCGATAGAGCTTGAGCTCTTCTTCATATGTGTTGATCGACGAGTCGATTTGAGACCCGGTGACACTGGTGGACCCCATTGGTCCCGTCATGCCGTTTAGTAGGTCAGTTATGTTCCCGGATAGGACCCGCAGCGTTTGATAACTTGGGCTATACGCAAATAATGTCACCGTGTGCCTGATGACTGTTTCCATCGACCCGATTTGAGGAACACTGTGTCCGGCACCGATCTCATAAACGATCGCGCTGCTGGTTGTGTCCTGCGGTAGCCGGAGGGCGTAAACACCCGCGACAGTTGAGCTGATCGCTGAATCGGCGAGGAGATGCGCCCGAAGGTCAATATCAATCATGATCGCTCCTCGCAGATCATCTGGATCTCGCGGTTGTTTAATTGGACATTAGCCACAGAGTTGATCTCGAGTGTGAGACCATTTAGAACGATATAAGCAGACCGAGGGAGACTGCCCAGCGCCGCGTAATATCTAAACCGAAGGTCGAATTCTGTCTTCGAGACTGAGGACTCGTCAGTGGTGCTCTCTCTGCGCGGTTTAGTCGTGGCGCTGCAGGCAAACACACCGAGTGACACGAATGTGCTCTCAACTTCTCCGAATGAGTTTTGCGCTGTGGCGGGGATGAATATCTCAGCCTTGTTGTTTAATTTTCCAGCTCGCATGTCATCACCTCAACTTGTATGGATGGAGGAGATCCTTTGCAGCGATCACTGGTTTCAAAGCCTTGATATTATTTCCGACGATCTCATTTTCGCGGTTTTCCCACATACTTGCTGCGATCAATAGGATGGCCATTTTGATTGCGCCGGGTACTGCTGGAGCTGCTGTTCCTACAATGTAAGTGACACTGAGGGAGTCCACTTCGTTGGCGACATCAACGGGCCATTCCTTACCGAGTGCCGGATAAATCTGGGTGCGGCCATTACGTTCGAGGACTCTGTATTTGTCAGCTGATAAAGTATGAGATGCAAACAGGCTGTCCAGATAATCAATCGTTGTGACGCTCCCACTGACCCCTCCTTTCAAAATGATCGGCAGCTTGGTGCTTTTTGTTGATGGCGGGAACCTGTCAAAAAACTGAGTCACGCTGCGGCTGATGAACAATCGCCCTGTATATCTCTCAGCAAAATTTGTTGCTGCCTCAATCATGATTGTCATCTGATTCAGCTCAGCGACATCCGTGGTGGAATAGACAATGTGGCTCAAAAAATCATCAGTGGTGACAGGGTATTCCCCGAGAATTCCTTGGATCGAAGTGGGCACTGTGTTTGCTTGGACCCATTCTGTCGTGTAGAACTTTAATTGAGACGTTGAAAGGTCAAACCACAGGTCTCCCTGCAGCGCCGCTGTTGGCGCAGTTTCTGAGACTGTAGTCTCACGGCTTTCAGCCTGCAGGGTTGCGATCTGTGCAGCAATTACGAGAGGATTGTCACTGACTAGGGTCGGAGTGTTGCCGATGTCTCCGATATACAACTTTGCGTCGGCTGAGTTGTAGAACATCGCTCCGGAGAGCAGGGTTGCCGGGACGTGTCCGACGACACCCGACCTGTTTAATTGTACTTGTGACATTGTTTGTCCTTTCGTTGGTTACCTTACCAGCCGAATGGGCCTCGCAAGGTTCTGTAATTATCATCAGGCCCAGTGGCCTCGATGAAACCCTGATCACTTAAATATTGCGGGTGGGGTGTCCCAATATTTGTGCGGCATTCCCAGCGGTAACAACCGAGCGCGACATATTGCTCGACCAGAGCCTCATCCAAAAAGTCATCCGAATAAACATATGCGGTTGACCCTTGGGCGTCGGTGTTGTGAAGCGATACCAAGGCGATGAATGTCCCGTCGTCCTGCAAAATGCCGCTGATCAAAGCCAGAGGGCGTCCGTCTGCGTCAGAACTCAGGAAGTGATCCGGGCAATGACCCGCGAGCGCCCCTTGGATGTAACTTTCGACGCTGGTGGCTCCGTCTTTATTTTCGATTGCTGTATGTCCGAAGGCGTCATGCTCCGGTGTTCTTACCAGTTGCAGTTGCTCGATTAATTTGAGCTTGCACGCTGGAATCATGGCTGCCACAGCGTCGGCAGGAATCTCATTAGGTTTGGTTA